GAAGGAGGGAGGTTTACAACTTCTCGAATGGTTATTCATGGAAAGCCCTTATAGAAATAATTTAGGCATGACGTTCTTAGACGGTGTTGTTGATTGTGTTCAAGATTTTAACAGTTTAATAGAATGTAAAGAGTTTACGGAAAAGTTAATGAAATACACTTCTGTAACTAACAGTCATTTATGCGGTTTATTACACTTAAACCCAAATAGCGACAAGTTAAGAGGTCATTTAGGAACCATATTAGGTCAAAAGGCAGAAATGGTTGCTATTGTAGAAAATGAAGGAGAGTACTCAAAAGTGAGATGTAAGGTTGTAAGAGGTGGTAAGCCGTTTAAAACATTTACAATACGAATTGATGATGATTGGATGCCTTATGTTTCTGAAGATGATTTAAACGACCAAATGACTTTGACATGAAAACAATAAAAGACGCAGTTAATCATTTTATTTTTAAGTTAAATCCAAAAAATAAAATATGGAATGCAACAGAAAGAGATAAGCAAGCAATTGATAAAATAATTGAATTTGTAGAGCAAAAACATAAACAACAAAGAAACACACATCAGTTATTTGCTAAACTTTATATAACATTTTATGGAGAATTACTTAAATACTATGAATGTACTGTTTTTGATAGCACACCTCAAAAGGCTATACATAAAATTTTAGATACTCCAATAGATGTTCTAATAAAAAAGTTTATAGATAAACATAACGACGTAGAAATGGCTTTACAGATACCTAAAAAGGACAGATACAAACACCCAAAGCAATTAAAACAATATGATATAAAACAAATTGACAAAATGGAATATATGGAAACAGAGGATAATTTAATTGCAATGATTAATCTAGCAATAAATCAATACTCATGATAAACAAAAACGGAACAATAAAACTAAATAGTGTTATAGCTGAACAAAATTACAGAGTTATAGAAACTAAAAGAGGGCAAAACAATAACGTGTGGAGCGCAATAGACACAATAAAAAATGAAACTAACGGTAATATTAAAACTATGACTAGATTATTATGGAAAAAACTATTTGATAAGTATAACTTAAAAAGCCGATAATTTAAAATATCGGGTTATTAAATGTTAAAGTTTTATGCATTTCATCGAATTAAATAAGTTTATACTTGTTTTTATTAAGTTTATACTTATATTTGTGTATACAAAAACAGTAAAACAAATATTATGAAAGCTCAAATTTTAACACAATACGAAGTAGTAAGAGAAACAGAAAAAGCAATGTTAGTATCAACTCCTATGATTATAGGAAAAAAAGGAACTCAAAAAAGAGAGTTTTGGATGCCAAAATCACAAGTAAAAGTAACTGAAGAAGGTTTAGCCGTTGCAACTTGGTTAATTTCTAAAAATGAAAATATACAATACCAAACATTTTTCTTTTCAGTTGCTAGAATTAATGGAGGTCAAATTAAAGTAATAGAAGCTTAATAATCAAAATAATAAATCTAAATAATATGAAAACTTTAAATCAATTATCAAAAAATCACACTATTTCAGAATACAAAAATCGAAAGCACGAAATATTTACTACTGTTAAAGTTATAAGCAGTAAAGGAATTGAATTTGAAATATCTAAGTCAGAAAACAATGTGTATGAACCTATGTTTTATATTGGCAATAGTGGAATGTCAAGGAAGAGCAAGAATTCGGTTATAAATTATCTTTTAAAAAATTAATAACTATGAACATTAAACAACTAAAAAAAGAATTAAACCTAGACAACAAACAAATAGCAGAGTTCTTTGATTTAAGCTATGATAGTTATGCTAATAGCACAGCTAAAAAAAGATATGAAAATGCTCTTTGTAAATTCTATGAATTTTTAAAATTATGATACAAACAGTAAAAAAATATTACGACAAGCAATACGGCTTTAATATAGCTGAAAAGACAAGAAAAAGACACAAAGTAAATGCTAGAAAGTCATTTAACTATCTTTTTGTAAATTTACACTACACACATCAAGAAATAGGAAATATTTTAAATATAGACCATTCAACATCTATACACTACAAAAACACATTATACACCATAAGCGAAAGAGATAAAATAATCTTTAATAAAATAGTCGATGCTTTTGATTTAGATGTAGAAAAGTTTGAAATTAAAGAAATAAAACCTAAAGAAATAAAAAGAGAAAAACTAAAAGGTATATTACAAGATTTTAATATCTTGCTAGAACTTGATAACAAAAGCATAGAAGAGTTTAAAGAAACACGTTTAATGCCTTTTATGAGAATGAAACAAATACAAGCTTAAAACAATGAAAAAACTATTACTACTTAGTCTAATACTACTATCTTGTAGTAACGACGACAACGAAAACTGCACTTGTGACACTAAAGTGTATGTAACAGATGGACAAACAACTAACAGCTTTACAGTTGTAGGAGCTGAATCAGATTGCAATGGCAACGTAATAAGCTTGCCAGAGCATATAACAAACAATGATAACCACTTTCCTACAATGAGATGTTTGGATTGATAAATAAAACAATATTAAACAACTGCAATAGTAAAAACGCCTGACAGCTATTGCTTATACACATTATTAGGCATCTTTTAAAAATGAGAACAATACAAGACGTAAAAATTGGTGAAGCAGTAAACTCTGGCAGAAATGGAAAAGGAATGGTGACAAATAAAACAAAGAGAACAATAACAGTTACCTTTGAAAATGGTAATATAGTTAAAAACACATACAGACATAATGACGATTATTTCTATGGCTCTGATTTTTAATTGTACATAACTACAATTAACCAAAACTAAACTATTATTAATTATTTTTTTGTATATTGCAGTTAATTTATGGAATTAAGTCACGAAGATAAAGCTTATATAAGAGATTTAAGAAAGTTTACTAATCTCATTAACTCAATTAAAGAACAGGAATCAATAGAAGATTATGTGCATTACTTAGTAGACAATAATCGTGATGCTTTTTCTAAATTTGAAATAGAAATAAATAAACACGATTTTAAGTTTAAAGATAGTCAAAGCTTTGCTAATCATTTGTTTTTAGGTTTGATTGAATTAATAGTAGAGGGTAAAATTATAGTTAAGGAATAATGGCAGGAGCACCTAAAGAAAATAAAAACGCTGAAAAATGGACTCTGGAAGAATCTAAAAACTTTTTCAATAAAGCTATTCAAACAGCTAAAAAAAAGAAATTTGACTTTATAGGAGAGGTTGCACAAGAGTTAGATACTTATAGGGATATATTCACTTACTTAAAAGATAAATTTAAAGAGTGTCATCCTTTGTATAAAAGACTAGAACAAGAGTGTGAAGCTAATTGTTTTGCGCACGGAAAAAACGGTGACATAATCCCAAGCCTTGCTATTGTTAACTTAAAGTCAAATCATGGGTGGACTGATAGAGTAGATAACACTACAAAAGGCGAAGAAGTAAAACAAACTACAAATATAATAAATCTAGGCGGTGGTGTGAATCCAGATGAAACTACTGATTAAACAACAACACGCAACCTATTACTTAAAAGATGAAACTACAACAGAGGTGCTTTACGGTGGTGCTGCTGGAGGAGGTAAAACTTCTTATGGTTGTTTGTGGTTAATAGAGCAAGCTCAAAAATATCCAGAGTCTAGGTGGTTAATGGGTAGGTCTAAACTAAAAACTCTAAAAGAAACAACTTTAAATAGCTTCTTTGATGAAGCTAAAAAACTAGGTGTAACTGAACAGTTTACGTTTAACTCACAATCTAATATTATTTACTGGAATAACGGAAGTCAAATAATACTTAAAGATTTATTTCTATATCCAAGTGACCCAGAATTTGATAGTTTGGGTTCTTTAGAAATAACAGGAGCTTTTATAGATGAGTGTAACCAGATTACATACAAGGCATGGCAAATAGTTAAGTCTAGAATAAGATATAAGTTAAAAGAGTTTGGTTTGATACCTAAACAGCTAGGAACTTGTAACCCTGCTAAGAATTGGACTTATAGAGAATTTTATAAGCCTAACAAAGAGGGTACTATAAAAGAATATAGAAAGTTTGTTCAAGCTTTGCCAACTGACAATCCTTTTTTGCCTCAATCTTATTTAGACTCCTTACTAGAACTAGATAATAGTAGTAAACAAAGACTTTATTATGGTAATTGGGACTACGACGATAACCCTTATGCTTTATTTGATTACAGCGACATTTTAAACATATTTACAAATGAGTTTGTAGAATCAACAAGTAAAATGTATTTAACAGCAGACATTGCCTATGAGGGTTCGGATTTGTTTGTTATAGGTATTTGGGACGGTTTAATACTTAAAAAGATAGTAGCCATTGACAAGATAGATGAAACAATGGTATCTAAAAAAATACACGATTTAAGGATTGAAAACAACGTACCTTTAAGCAATGTAGTTTATGACGCTGACGGATTAAAAAGATTTGTAAGGCATAGTGCTGAAAGTGGTTATCTTCATGGAGCTAATGAATTTCATAACAACGGAAGACCATTAAAAGTAAAGGGTAAGATGGAGAATTTCTTTAATTTAAAGGCACAATGTTATTATGAATTAGCAGAGCAAGTTAAGAACAATAAAATATACGTACAAGATAAAAAATACAGGGAGCAAATAATTGAAGAATTAGAACAAATATGTAAGCTTCCTTTAACAGATGATGGTAAAATAAGACTTGAGAAGAAAGACGACTTAAAAGAACGTTTAAGACGCTCTCCAGACTTTGCAGATATGATGATGATGCGAATGTTTTTTGAATTAAAACAAGAAAAATACGATATAATTTGGTAATTATTTAAAAATTTTGTATAACTTTGCAAAAAATGTCTTTTAATGACTTACACAGATACTGAAGTTTTAGAACTTGTTAAAATACACTCCGAAGATACAGAGCAATGGGTTAAAGATGCTCGAAATGCTAATAGAACGCTTAAAGCTCTTGTAGAGGGAGAGGGTTTCCACGAAGAGCTAATAGAACGAATTGAACATCTTGAAAGCGCGGAAAGGGCGACTGTAAGAAAAAAGTACTCAAAAGATATAAGAGATTTATTCGATAGAGTACTTAAAAAAAGACAGAATGTGTTTGACGCAAACGGTGGTTCTGAAAACATTAAAATATCTAGTGAAAAGATAAAAGAGCAATTAGATGAAGCTTTATCTAGTTTTAAGTCTAATAAATCCCTATACAAATACTTAAACGAATATTATTTTCCTTTAGTTGACGTTGACCCTAATGGAGTTGTTATGTTAGAGTATGAAACAAAAGAAGATGATTTTAATTTATATCCATCTTATAAAAACATAAACGACATAAGATATTATTCGCCTAAAGGTCAATTAGTAGATTATATTCTTTTTGAACCAATTATACATGAGGAGTCTGGTGTAAAGTCATGGAGGTTTGTTGATGATAAAAAAGACTACACTATAACCGATATAGGCGGTATATTTACTATAAATGAAGATAAGACATTTGAACATCCGTTTGGCAAAGTGCCTTTAGTAATACTATCTGAAAAGGAGATAGTAGGTAGTATGCTTAGAAAAAGCCCTATTGATAGTGTAACACAATTAGCTAAAGATTATGCAAGGGATAAGAGTGTTTTAACTATTTACAAGTTTCAAAAAGGTTCGCCTTTACATTGGCGTTACGGTTCTACTAAATGTAAAGACTGTAATGGTTTAGGTAAAAAAGGTAATAACCCTTGTACTACTTGTGATGGCAAGGGACAGCCTCGTAAAGTTGATGTTTCAGATGTTAATTATATTCCTATTCCTCAAGAGGGGCAGCCTTTTATTGGCGATAAAATAGGTGGTTTTATTAGTCCAGACTTAGAAACATGGCAGCAATACAAAGAAGATTTGCGTGATGCTGAAATACTAATAGATGACACTATCTGGGGTACAGATAAAATACATTACAACGAAAAAAGCAATGAAACGGCAACAGGTAGATATATAGATGTTCAGCCTATAACTATAACTTTAAATTCATATTCAAATCTAGCTGAATACGTTTATAACACTTTTGCTAATTGGGTGCTTAATTTTATAGACCAGACAAAAGACAAAGATAAAATAGAATATACTAGGTCGTTTGGTAGGCATTATATTATAGAAAGTCCAGATGTATTAACAGAGCGATACAATAAGTCTAAAGCAGCAGGAGATAATAATACTATACTAGACAAGCAATTGGAAGAGATTATCTTATCTAAATATAAGTCAGACCCACACATGCAGTCTTTAATGCTTAAAAAATCATCTGTTGAACCTTACGTACATTTATCAATTAAGGAGGTTTATGATTTTTATGGAGCGGTTGAGAGCAATAAAAAAGTATTGTTTAATAAGTTTTGGAAACAAGCTAACAAAGAAAAGACTACTGAACAATTAGAAGAAGAATTTAATACATATTTTAATAATTTTAATACAATAGAAAATGAAAGCAGCTCAAAAGAGGAAGTTATTATCGAAGAATAAGGACGGTTTTTTTGTTTTAAATGACAATTACGAAGTAAAAAGAAACTGTTCTATCATTCAAGAAAGCGTTATCGAGGAATCACAAATATCATACCCAGAAACAGGTATTATTTGGGTTGTTGATAACGAAAAGACTTTAGAATGGTTAGAAGCTAAAGAGAATAAAAGAAAAGGAGTAAAAGAAGTAAAGCCGTTAGTTTATGATGGCGTGACAATTACTGAAGAGAATTTAGACGAGTTTATCGAGGACAACGAAATAAGCTTAGGACGTGCAAAGTCTGTAGAAGCTAAGTTAAAGAAAGTAAAGGAATTTATAAATAATCAATAAGATGATAGTAAAAATTGGTAACAAATCTTTTGAGGTTTCAAAAGAAGAATTGGAAGGCAATCCAGAAGAAATAACTTTAGAGTTCGATGGAACTTTAAGAACGCAAGAAGAGGAAGCAACGTTTATAGAGAATCATAAAAAAGTTGCAAGAACAGAGGGAGCAGAAAAAGCTATTAGAACAAAAGCAGATGAGTTAGGCTTAGAAATAGACGGAAGTAAACGTAATATTGACGATGTATTTAAAGCTTATGAAAGAAAGATTTTAGCAGATGCTAAGATTGAGCCAGCTGAACAATTAAAGAAAATCAAATCTACTTTAGAAGAAAAGGAAACAGCACTACAAAATGCGTTGACTAAAATAGATGAAAAGAACAATGAGTTTAGCACGTTTAAGCGTGGTATGAAATTAGATAAGTTTTTAGATGGTGTGATACCAGATAAAACTTTATTGCCTCGTGAAGATATGAAGTTAATTCTAAAGACAAAATTAAACTTTGATTTTGATGAGAATGATAATATATTACCAATTGGAAGTGATGGAAATGTATTAAAAGACCCTACAACTGCAAATCCTAAAAACCCAAAAGACGTTGTAGATTTGTTCTTCAAAGAGAATCAAAACTACTTAAAGCCAGTTGATGGTGGAGCAGGCGGTTCAGACAGCTCTAGAAAAGGCAGTAAGAAAACATTAGACGAGTTTATAGAAGAACAAAGAGCAAAAGACATTAATCCTAATTCTCAAGAGTTTAATGCAAATCTACAAGAGCAAGTAAAACAAGGATTGGTTGAAGTATGATAGAAATACTTAAAGATTTAGGATTTAAAAACGCTCCAACTCTTAACCAATTTGTAAAAAAGGTAGATGATTTGGACGCTATAAAAATGTATGCAAAATTCTTAGAGGGTATTCCTAAAAGAACAGACTTCATTAACTTTGATGATGATGGTTTTGCATTAAATGACAATGTACCTTTGTTTAAAGGTTGGGAAGAATGTAAGGAAGCATCAAGCGAGTCTATAAAAGTCGCTAGACTAGGAGATAAAGATGACCGTGTGTATTTCAACACAAAAGATGGTGTTATCATTGTTAATCTTAAAAACCTATGCGACCAAGCTACTTATAACGATTTGTTTATATTCTTTGAGGGTAAATTAAAGCTAAATTAATGACAAAGTTTGGCGATTACACAACAGATATAACTTACGATATAGATGTTTTTTATATCTATAAATTTAAACCTAGTGACTTATTATGAAGTTTGAAAAAATAAAAAATGGATTCTTAATAGAAAATAATTATTTTCTATTAGAGATTACAATATTAACTCACTTTGGTTTAACAATAGGATATAATAAAAAAAGCGGTATATTTAACTATAATAATATATATGCCTTATTGCCTTTTACAGAAATAAGAATATGTAGAAAATAAATATTATGGAATTAAGCGAGGTTAAACAAATTAAATATTCTTTTGACGACGATGGTAATATAACTGTTTACGTTAATGGAATAGATCAAAAAACAGAATACAACCCAAATACTGAACAATATACTGTATTAATAGATTGAAATGAAATCAAATAAAATGCAACTAGATAAAATAAAAGGTTGTAAGTGTGTTTATGAAAAATCTTCTTTAGGTGTTTCTTATTTGATAAGAGCGTGTAAAAAGCACAAAAAAACTTTTTATCCTAATATCATAAATGCAATGTCAAGAGCGCAAGAGAATATTGTAAAAAGTCAACCTATAAAATAAATAATTATGAAAACGAAAATAGAAAACTTAGAAACAATTATCGTAGATGACAAAGAAATGATTGTTAAAAGCGTTGATTATGAAGGCAATGGAACTTACACTATTGTTTTAGATGATTTAGAAGATAAAACAACTAACGAATTTATAGAAGATTACAAAAAAATGTTCTATGAAAACAAACAGTTAAAAAGGGAATTGGAAAATGAGAAATTAAAAAACAAATCAATAGAATTAGGTTATTCAGAAATAATAACAATTAACGGAATGCGTCACGAGATTGTTGGCTGGAGTATAAATATAGGCGATAAATCTATTTCAGAAATAAATTTTGAGATAATAAAATAAATATCAAAATATTTGCATATATTAATTATTTTTTTTATACATTTGCAAATAACACAATGTTGTGAAACATCGTAAAGAAAATTAAACATAACAGTAAGCGTATTAACTTGTATTAATTTACAGGTCAATACGCTTATTTGTTTATGTGAACTTACCGAAGTAGGCTTACTTCAAGAATTGACCGAGCAGGTTCGCTCAAACTTAAACATAATTTAATAATTAAAATTTAAAACAATGGCAAATTACACATTGGCGAACCTTGTTAAAGCTCAAATGAAGTTGCAAGGAGAGTTCGCAGCGAATGACCAAAGGTATAGAATTCCTGCGGTTTTTCAACTATTTTTAAATGGTGCTGAACAGTTTTTTCCTAGTTATAAACAACTTAAAACGTCAGACACTAGAGTTTTAGAAACAAACTACTTTGAAAGAACAGCGCAAACGCTTTTAACTACTGGTCGTTCTCACAACCATACAGGAAGTGGAGGAGATTCTGGTATTCTTACTTTGTCTTGGCAAATTTACTCTGTAACGTTTTCAATGACATTAAAGCAAGCAGACACTTCTATTTACTCATGGCAAGAAGAATTTAACAACGAAATTAGAAACAAAGTTATTGATTTTGCAAATGGACTAGATGCAGTTGCAAGTACTTATCTTTTTTCTAACCGTTCTGGAGCTTCAGACGGAACAGTAGCAACAAAAGTAACATTTGACGGTACTGATGACGTTTATGTTGTTGCGGGTGCTTATAAAGATGAAATTGGTACGTTAATTAAACTAACGGCTGATATTAACAAGTATCAAAATCAACAAATAGATGTTGTTTGTGATTCAATTCTATACTCTAATATGCTAAAACTAGCAAATCAAGGAGCAGGAAACGCAGAAAACACATCATTCCAATTTGCGGGTACTACATTCATTCACGACCCATCGTTAGGAGCTAAGGCAAGTGCTTTAGACCCTACTTATGTAGAGGGATTTGCAATTGCAGTTCCTAGAGGTCATATTGCATGTGCTGATTGGATTCCACGTCAAAACCGTGAGGGATTAGACACTAAAGAGCAAATGTACGGTGCTTTACTTAACCCAGTAGATAGCTTGCAGTATGCAGTACACTCTTACAGCGA